TCAGCCCTTAAACACGTTATAGCCGAGTTGCTTAGCGACCGATGCCACCATTTTTTGACCGCGAACACTGTTGCCTTCTTCGTCCAGCGGTGGTGAGAACGCGGCAATTCCCATCACGCCAGGGACGACCGCCAGAATACCGCCACCTACACCGCTTTTGCCCGGTAAACCAACGCGATACGCCCAGTCACCGGAGCGACCATACAGCCCTTCCATCATCATTTCGGCCAGAATGTACGGCACGTTGTCGGCCTGAAGAACGCGTTCATGCGTCAGCGGATTCACACCCCCCGCCGCCAGCGTCGCGCCAAGTGTTGCCAGTTCAACAGTATTGAGGAGCGTGGAGCACTGACGGGTGTACACGTCACAGGCTTCCATTGCATCACAATAGAGATATTCGGCGGAGTACAGCAGCCAGGCAATGGCCCGGTTATGGAAGTTGGTTGTTTGTTCCGACTGGTTGACTTCGTCAGAGAGCGCTACCTGCTCACCAGCCAGTTGCTGTTGGATATGTAAAATTCGCTGCCAGCGTTGTTCAACATTTTCAGCGTTAATCAGGCTGGTGGTGGCAATGGCGCCAGCATTTACCAGTGGCGAAAGCGGTTTGCCGCCATGCAACTCTAAGGCGATAACTGAGTTAAAGGGCAATCCGGTCGGGTCAGCGCCAATTTTGTCCTGTACCGCCTGCGGGCCGACATCCTCTAACGCAAGGGCTAACGTACAGACTTTCGAGATGGATTCCAGCGCAAAGCGGTAATCACTATCACCCGCGCGATAGATGTTGCCATCGCAGGTCACAATAGCCACTGCTGCCAGTTGACTAGGTACATTCGCCAGAAAGGGAATGTAGTCGGCATTTTGTCCGCCGTTAAGTGAGTGAAATTGGGTGTAAGCCTGATCCACTGCCTGCTGTAATTTGTTTGCATCTAACATCTTTTGTTAACTCCTTTTTATAGATGCGGGAGGTAATTCCTCACCCCGGTGCCGATTTTCAGGCATCTTGATTTAACTTAGCACCCGCAACTTAACTTCAGGAAAACAAAGAGATAAATGTCTAATCCTGATGCAAATTGAGCCAATTTTTTAATCTTTACGGACTTTTACTCGCCTGGTTTATTAATTTCTTGACCTTCCCCTTGCTGGGAGGATCTCAATAGGCGCAGTACCGTAACATACTGCGCCAATTCAACATTTTACAGACTTAACTACCCTCTAAAATCCCCACTTTGCCTCCAAAGTGTGGACACAATGTGGACATTCCCACAAGAGGATTATAATTCACTGCATCCAATAAATAATCAGGTGCAAAATGAGCATATGTCATTGTTTGTGAAATATCTGCGTGACCAAGAATTCTTTGTAACGCAATTATATTCCCGCCCTTCATCATAAAATGAGTAGCAAACGTATGACGCAATGCATGAGCTGCCTGACCATCAGGTAAATTAGGTTTTGCCTCTTTCATTTTTAAACGAAAAGTTTTGTAACTCACACGAAAAAGTCGACCAGATTCTCGATGCCTTACAATATTTACAACCTCCTCTGAAATGGGAACAACTCGTCGCTCGCCATTTTTTGTAAGCGTAAATATCACCCTATCACCCACAATATTTTCCGCTTTGAGCTGATAAGCCTCACCCCACCTCGCACCAGTTGCAAGCAAGAGAACAGCAATCCGGAAATAATCACCAGTGCATAAGGATAATAACCGCTTAACCTCAGACTCGGTAAAGTAAGACATCTCAGTTTTTGGCTCTTTTAAAGCAGATATTGCCTCTACAGGATTATCCCCATGAAACTCATCGATCTCAGCCATCGCCTTAAACATACCGCTCAGAGCAAAAAGATCATGGTTAATCGTTGAAGCCTTTATACCTTGCCCCAATCTATATGCCCGGTATTCGATAAGGCATCGACCATCAATCTGGTAAATCATGGGATCCCCCATATCCTGGCAAATACAGCTTAACGCACTAAGCCTACGATTAGCGTAGTTCTTATTACGTCCAATGAGCTGCCACCACAAAGCGATAAACTCACTCAGTCGCCGCTTGTCTGCAGGACGACTCAGGTAGTCATGGTTCTGATACTTTGCAATGATGCTTCGTTCAAAAGCATGCGCCTCCGCTTTTCTCTCAAACTTCCGCCGGATACGCTTTCCGTCGCGCCCGCGCGGCCTTACATCCACTTCATAGCGACCATCTTCGAGCTTCTTAACAGACACAAGAAGTCCCTCCAACAGTCAGTTCACCATCCTGAAAACAAATGGTGAAAATGTAATGTTTATAAAGCGTTAACCAATCTGTTTCCCGGAGGGGCCAGATTGTGTTGTCTCTGGCCCAGTGTGTGCAAGAGCCGGGGCGATCTGACCTCGGCTAGGGTCTATACGGTCATACATGAACCAATCTTGATACTTATGGAAACGGGGATGACCAAAGAGTTTGATCGCAGCCTCCAATGACATTTTCGCCTTGCCTAACTCATAACCGTTGTACGTACCATAATTTACACCAATCAAATCAGCAACTTGCTTAGATTTAAGGCGTTCTGAATCTCGGATTAACTGTAGTTTTTCATGTAGTGGTATTGACATAATATGTCAGATCTCTCATTGTATACATCAATTGACACTCGCAAGCGGCGTTGACCGCTCATAACACCAAGAGCTTGCTGGGCTAAACATGCCTCAACAAGCCTCAAGCAGTGGAGTTTATCAAATGAAAGAAATGCGAGAAAACGAATTAAATATGGAAACTCATTTTTTACGTCAGTTCCCGCTAGACAACGGACGAGCTCTGCGTACCTGCAAAATGACAGAAACACAAGCTGCGCGCATCAGAGACATCAGCCTGGAAGAGCTACAAAAACAAATCTTCGCCACTCCGGAAGAGTTTGCTTATCTAACTGGTCGTACCCTCAAATCGGTGCGCAACCTGATGGATCGTGCGCAGGTGCCAGTTCATAGAGAAGGCATGCCCGGGTCAAAGCGCCCTAAACGCTTCATCATGTTGCAAGAATACTGGAAAGCTGTTGCTCATTGCCGCGCTCTCATCACTCCAGAAGAAAAACACTACATTGATCGTCTGATGCGTGACAAGAAGACTTATCGCCGCACAACCGGTAAAGAGCATCGGGTTCTAAAACGCAATAGCATCAGTGCACTGCAGGCAGGGCTATAAACATGAATACTGATAGCACAGATAAAGCGCTACTGGAACGACTAGAAACCCTGAAAAACGAAAACCACACCAGAAGGTTTTACTCGTTTTTCCAGGTAAGCCGCAGGTCGAAATCAGCGTTGACTACCACGAATTACACAGAACGTTCGCTGGCCTGATGGCATTAAAATCAAAGCTTCAGAATGGCGAAGATTTGAAAGATATCACTCGGCATCCTGACGATGAATACGGCCATTTTTGTCGAGATGGCATCAAAGAAACTATTGGAATGATTTTAGAACCAATATACGGCGTTGCGCTCCGTTTCCCCGTCAAAGAAGTCTTTGAACTTTATCGACAAATTTTAAGCAGTGACAACATGGTTATTGAGGTCGGAAATGTGCCAGAGAAAATCTCCGGCACTGGAGTTAAATAATCACTCAGGAAGAATCCATGTACTTGCCTGAGGATATTTTCTTAACGCAAGAGTACGCAAGTCATTCGCGAGCTGACGAATGGTTTTTGATGGCTCCCCTTTATTCGGAGGATTGATCGGCGCTTCCCCTAACACAGAAATTGCCGCATTTAGCGCATCAGTAACCTTTTTATCATAGGACATATTTATTCCTTTGTGGTTGGTTGAACACGCGCCCTTTACAGCCCCTTCAAGACTGCGGGCGGTGGAAAAATACCACAAAACCATGCGCCGGGCATGGCTAAAACCCGGCACAAATTCGCAACAGCAGCAGGATATTTTTTGTATGAAGCAACGACGTAATTCTTCACGGCAGCGATTCCGCAACGGGGCGGAACGTCATGCTAACCGTTTCGCCACCAGTGCATCACGCAGCAGCTCTCGCTATAGCCTGAGCGAAACACACGCAACACCGGATGGCCACGCTGTAAAACAAATCGGCGAGCACACCTGGCTGATTGAGAAGGCTGGAATCGTGGTCCACAGATGCCAGCGCAACCCATTTACCGGAAACCGCATTTTTGCACTGAGCAACGGCGACAATCAGTTCGGGCAGGATTTCACATTATACGAAGCACTTCGCACGGTTGATCGTCTGCTTCGCGGGCAAAGTTTTATTAAACAGGCTGATTTATAACAGGTGCTTTATGACCAAAGAGCATGCACAAGGTGTATTTATCCGTTTTATTGATTTTCGCGGTGAACTGTTATTACGCGCATCAGCCATTGACGGAGTTGTTCCATCCGAAAAAAACGCAGCTACTTACGTTTATCTGAACGGTACGCGCCTGACTGTGGAGCTTCCGTACCAGACCGTACGAGAAATCATTAGCGAAGCTGAAAAGGCACGTCAGGTTAATGGCGATGAACCCTATATCGAAATTATTTGTATGGATTCAGAAGCTGAAATTCAGAAAGCAGATTAAAGGGCGTTGCGATGGGCAAAGAATATAAAACTCTCATTAATAAAGCACTTGAGCGTTTTTATTTTCGCTTAAGTGCATCAGGCGCTCATGCTGAACGTGCAGCCCGTGACTCATTGACCAGGGCAATCCGGAGTCTGTATGACGTGGCTTTTTACGCTGATGATCTGGATGCACTTAACGAACTTTCCGAGCTGATCTGTGCCGCAGAATGCGGGGAACATATTGAACCGTATAAGCTGGGGAATATTGCATGAGTATATTTATCTCATGGCTTGTTCTGATTATTTCGGTGGCCTGCGCCATTGGGATTATGCGAATTATTCATTCAGTAAAAAAGATTGAACGCTTTTTCACTGGTGAATAACGATACAAATAAAACATCAAATTAAATAAGAAAACGTGAAAACCATCCGTATTAACGGGGGTATTCGCACACGCAAATAACGGAGATACAAAAATGCACGCAAAAGAAGAAGGTATCATCAGAGCACTGAAAGAAATTTCAAAGACAGAAAACGAAGTAGCGAAAAAAGCCGTGGCAAATGCACATATGGACGTCGCAACCCACACACTGATAGTCGCAAGAGTCACGGCAGAAGCAGCCGAAATTATCGCAAAACAGGATGCTGAACTGGCGGTTCTCAGAACACAACCAGTCACCGGACTGGATTTGTCTAACACCGGACGCCTTATTTACACAATTGGCTCGGAGCTACAGCGATACACCATTATCGCCGGATTACAGGATAAATACCTGATCACTCCTCACCCCATAAGGGAATCAGAGATTCTGACAAATCTCCGCCTGATAGAGCGCTCTCAAGTTGCATTCATTGATGACGCCCAACACACCGTATTTAACGCATAGGGTTACTGGACAAAGGGGGCGCAATGGCAATTAAGCGTTTTTCCGTCATTCGTTTCACCTCCAGAGGGCGTGAATACGAAGTTGACGAACGGCTGATTAAAACGATCGACCGTCACCGTTCGCAACCTGACGCGCATCACATTTATCTCACTGACGACACTTACTTCTGCGCCACCAACGTGGTGCAGGTGAATCTTATCAGACTGGTACAGGAGTCACGCAGATGACCATTCTGGACTACATCGCCGCCAATCCGGGTTGTAGCGGTGGAGAAATCGCCGCAGCACTGAATACCCCAACCACAGCCATTAATGCGGAGTTACGCCGACTCTGGCGCAGCGGTTCAGTCATAAGAAAAGAGCGCAAAACAGGTGGTCGCTTTTCTTACCAGGTAAACCCGATGCAGTTCGGGTGTGGCAACCCGCTTACTCACTTGTTTAACCAGCTACTGAAGGAAGCCAGAGCATGAGCACCATCAACCACCAGGAACTACGCGAACTGGCGACTGACCTGCAACGAATGGCAACGCATCAAAAATTACTGGCGTTTCGCGCAATGCTCTCGCCATCTGCCGTGCTGGCACTGCTGGATGAGCTGGAGCACGCCAGAACCATGGCTCCTGCCATTCGTCTGACACTCCATCATGAAATCAAGGATTTTTGCGCGACGCTGGAGTCACCAGGTGAATCAGAAACGCCGGAAGCAATGCAGCAGGAGCTGCTGCAACGCATCGACAACGTTTTCGATTTTTTCCTTAACCAGTAAAGGACCGCGATATGAACAAAAAGACCTGGTTTCGCGCATACATGTGGGCGCTGGTATGCGTCCTCGTCTCTCTCATTCTGTATGCAGGACTACTCCCCCGAATGATTTCATCAGACAGCTCCTTCCTGGTATTGCTGGGAATTTTCATTGCCATGCTGTACCCGGCAGGCGTTGTTCGCCTTTTCAGTAAGTACATCAAGGAAATCAAACAATGAAGAAATTCAAACTCTTTCAGATTCTCCCGCTTTTTGCCGCCATCCTGCTGGTTGGTTGCGATCGCGTTGAGCCAGGTAATGTGGGCATCAAAGTCAACAAACTGGGCGACGACAAAGGCGTCGGTGAAGTGGTTGGCGTTGGCCGCTACTGGACAGGCTGGAATACAGAGGTTTACATCTTCCCGACCTTCAAACAAATGAAGACTTACGATGAGCCGTTCAACTTCCAGATGAGTGACGGCACAACCATCGGCTATCACATCGGCGTGGCCTACAAAGTTGATCCATCCAAAGTTACCACGGTGTTTCAGACCTACCGCAAAGGCGTGGACGACATTACCGACACTGACCTGCGCCAGAAGATCGCCGATGCACTCAACCGACTGGCCAGCAAAATGACCACCGATAAGTTTATCGACGGTGGTAAGTCTGAACTGCTGGATTCAGCACTTAAAGATATTCAGGAAGAGATGACCCCCATCGGTATTCAGGTCATGAGCCTCTCTTATGTCGGTAAACCGGAATATCCGCCAACCGTTATCGACAGCATTAACGCCAAAGTCACGGCAAACCAGAAAACCCTGCAACGCGAACAGGAAGTCAAGCAACGCGAAGCAGAAGCCAACATGTTGCGCGCAGAAGCTGCCGGACAGGCCGATGCCATTCGCACAAAAGCCCAGGCTGAAGCCGACGCCATTCGTTTACGCGGCGAAGCTCTGCGCCAGAATCCCGGCGTTATGGAGCTGGAAGCGATCAACAAATGGAACGGCACGCTGCCGCAATACATGACCAGTAACACCGCTGTTCCGTTCGTTCCCGTGAAGTAATGACACCCGGCCAGTGCAAACCGCTGGCCGGAGCAGTATCAGGATTTTTTAGTATGCCGTTCTCACAAAAAAACCGCTTGCCATGCCGCAATCAGTCAGGTTACATTTTCGCTGCACCTCATAAAACGGGTGCCGGGTTTCGCAGCCTGCTGACTACAAGAGCGCACAACCGCGCCAGCGGTTTTTTTGTGTGTACTGTATTGCCACGTTTTTTTCGCGTCAGAATTATGGCGGGGCGTACGGGGCCGACTTCGGTCGGGCCGGGATCTCTTGTAGCCGGTACTGCGAACCTCGTACGTCTCGCCACCCACAGTTTCGCAGCTCTGGATGGTGAGTTTTCACAACTTACTACAAGAGGCCACATATCATGGCAAACCGCAAACAGCACCGCGCTATCGCGGAGCGTCGCCACATCCAGACTGAAATCGACCGCAGACTCACCCGCGCTGCACACATCGCCTTTATCATGCAATCCAACGCATTGCACAGGCTCAACAGTACTATTTCAGCCGACTACTGCGCCGCTGTATTCAGCTATCTGGCGGAAGACCTCCTGTCTCTTCAGGATCTCATCCAGCAGCAAAACAAACTCCATTAATTCCTGTTCCGGGCCTTTCCTGCACCTTGCGGCGGGAGGCCTTCGCACATCTGTAACAAGAGGATTGCCGCAATGATTCTCGCCAACGACTTTCTTGAATACCTGCTCAACACAGAGCGTGATCTTGCCGTTCGCGTGCGTGAACGTTATGACATGTACCTGAAATCCCTGCCTGTACCGCAGCTCGCTGACGGAAAGATTGTTATTGATGGTCGCTACATGATTGACAGCCACGAGGGAAATTACAGGCTTTACCGCATTGAAGGTGGCACCCCGTCCGTTATTGGCATTTACCAGCGCCCATCCTCTGCGATCGTCGATGTGATTGCCGACAGCATCCGCATCACACACCACCATGCCGACACAGAAGACACTGCGCTGGAGATTCAGCGGCTGGCTGCCGTCTGCCGCGACACCCTGAATGGCATGACGAAGTAAATCACTATGACGGCAGAGTACATCAGGGACTGGCAACAACCGCGCCACGCAGTGGGGCGTGAAGGAACGGGGATCCCCGCTCCTGAATCCGCGCTTTCCTCCTGGCTGGATGCCTACCGGGAAGAGAACGAGCGCCGCCAGGAAATAGCTGATGCGGCGTTCTCCGCCACACCGCTGGGCAACCTGATTAATAAAAGCCTGGACGCACAGGAAAAACAGGACAAAACCATCACACTGGCCAGAGAAGCCAGAAAACAGGCACGCGGCGCGGTGGATGAAGCCATGGCCTCGCTGCGCCTGCTGCCATCCTATCTGCGCGATCCGCTTATTCGCCACCTCTCCTTCCTGCGCAAAAAACAGGAAGCCGATCGCCGGAAAGGCAAAAAGAGCTGGCAGGCGGAACGCTATGCACGCGGAACCCTGCGCAAAATATTCGAACGTCTGGATCGCACTGACGGACGCTGGCTGACACCGGGTTATCGCTCCCTTGCCGGACGCGAACGCCTGGACGATTTGCTTTACCTGCCGCAGCTCAACAAACACCAGATACAGACGCTGGCCACCATGACGGCGGCGATGTTCAGCAGCACCTTCGAAAAGCTCTGCGATGGCTTTGGTGCGACTGATGGCGAGCTGACCATGGATGTAACGCTGAAGGCGTATCAGATGCTGGCCCGCATGGCGTTACACCTGCACGCCATGCCTCCGCATTATGAAGCACTGACAACAGACAAAGACCGGAGGAACGAACCGGACACGGAGCTGCTGCCGGGAGCAATCCTTCGCCTGACCTGTGCGGAATGGTGGAAACGCAAACTGTGGCTGTTACGTTGCGAGTGGAGAGAAGAACAACTCCGCGCCGCCTGTCTGGTTTCCAGAAAAACATCGCCCTATCTGAGCCAGAACGCGTTAAGCGAGTTTCGCGCACAGCGCGAGAAAACACGCGATTTCCTGAAAAGTTTCATGCTGGAAAACGAAGACGGGTTCACGATTGATCTCGAGACAGTGTATTACGCGGGAGTAAGTAACCCGGTTCACCGTAAGGCAGAAATGATGGCCACCATGAAGGGGCTGGAGCTTCTGGCCGAAGCCCGTGGCGACAGAGCGGTGTTTCTGACTGTCACCACCCCTTCGAAGTACCACGCAACAACGGAGAACGGTCACCCTAACCCCAAATGGAACGGGGCCACCATGCGCGATTCCAGCGATTACCTGGTTAACACGTTTTTTAAGGCGGTCCGCAAAAAACTGAACCGCGACGGTCTGCGCTGGTATGGCATTCGCACGGTGGAGCCTCACCATGACGGCACCGTGCACTGGCACATGATGGTCTTTGCACATCCTGAAGAAATCGACAGCATCGTGGACATCACCCGTGATATTGCCATTCGCGAAGACCGCCACGAGCTGGGTAATGACATAACTCCGCGCTTTAAGGCAGAGTACGTCGACGGTTCGAAAGGTACGCCGACCAGCTACATCGCCACCTACATCGGAAAGAACCTGGACAGCCACGCCGTGGATGGCATTGACCCGAAAACAGGCAAACCGCGCATCGACGACGAATCAGGAAAGACGATGGCAGAAAGCGTGGAGCGCGCCATCGGCTGGGCGCGCCTTCACCGGGTCCGCCAGTTCCAGTTCTTTGGCATCCCCTCCCGTCAGGTGTGGCGTGAACTGCGCCGCCTTGCCTGTCAGATGGCCCGCAACCCACAGGGACCACAACGTCTGGAAAATGACGCAATGGATGCGGTACTCGCTGCCGCTGATGCCGGGTGTTTTGCCTCCTACATAGAGAAACAGGGCGGCGTACTTGTTCCACGCAAAGACTACCTGATTCGCACGGCCTACGACCTCGCAGATGAGCTGAACGATTACGGCGAACAGAGCGTACAGATTTACGGGATCTGGTCGCCGCTCATCGGGGAGTCTTCCCGTGTGTGCACACATCCGGATAACTGGAAGCTGGTAAGACGTAAACCGGAAGCGGAAGACAGCGCCCGCGAAAATGGTTTTGACCTTCAGGGCGGCCCTGCCGCCCCTTGGACTCGTGGCAATAACTGTCCCCGTGTACAGGAAACGGACAACAACGGGACAGAACAGCCGGAAGAACGGCCAGCACCGTGGCCGCAGCTTCCTGACGGCATTGAAGTGAATGAATGGATGCGCTCACTGAAACGGCACGAACGCCGGGCGCTGATGCGTTCGCTGCGTGACAAACAGGCCAAAAACAGCAGTGATGAAATGCAGAACTGGACACAGAGCCGCAAACAGCCACAGCCTTTGCCTGATAACCACGAGTTACTCGCTAAAGAATGGCGGGAGTCTGCCGAATCTCTCGGCCTGCATATTGGTGAACAGCAGATGCAGCACCTGTTACGGGGCGGCAGTCTGTACGTTGACGGCAGCATCATTGCACCGCAGGGATTTGAAATTGTACGCAAACCGGATACCCGCCCGGACAGCCGAATCACGCAGCTCTGGCAACGCCTGAGCCGTAATCACGGCGTAAGCAGCACGGAGATCCGCCATAACCCGGTCGCCAGCTATCTGGAACAGCTGGGGGCATCAGACCCTGAAGCCGCCGCACGCCTGGCATCCACACTTCAGCAGGACCAGAACACCATGAAAACACCCGTTACCGTGCTTTCTGACATGCTGCGCGCCATCCGCGACGCAGAGCACGCACAGAGAATCAGTGAAACCACTGAACGCGCCCGCCGCAAAGCAGACCTGCTGCGGGGTGGCCTGACCAGTGGAAACAAAAAACAGACAGAAACGGGATTCACAAATCCCGTAAATGAGCAAAAAACGTGCCGCGATATATGAAGCGCGCACAAAACAGGCAAAAGCGGGATTTCAGAATCCCGTAAACGATTAATTAATCAACATAAGGAAAATCGACATGAAAATTTACATCGACGACGGCTCAACCAACATCAAGCTGGCATGGACTGAGAACAGCGAACGCCGCAACGCCATCAGCCCGAACAGCTTCAAGTCGGAATGGTCTGCGCCGTTCGGTGGCATGCAGCCCGCGAACTACATGCTTGATAGCGTGCGCTATGGTTTTGATCCGGTCAGCGATCGCTTTGTCCAGACGACCGACACGCAATACCAGTACAGTGATGTGAATGTCATTGCCATTCATCACGCACTGGTCAAATCAGGCATCACGCCACAGGAAGTGGATGTGGTTGTCACCCTGCCACTGAGCGAATATTTCGACACAAACGCACAGCCGGACATGGCAAACATCAACCGAAAAAAAGCGAACGTCATGCGCCCGGTGGAGTACCAGAACGGCAAAGCATTCACTATCCGTAACGTGCGGGTTATGCCTGAATCCATTCCGGCAGGCTTTAAGGCGCTGGCTGACATGAGTCCGTTTGAATCCCTGCTTATTGTTGATTTAGGCGGAACCACGCTGGATGTGGCAAAGGTTCAGGGACAACTGGCAGGTATCAGCCAGGTGTTTTGCGATCCACACGTAGGCGTTTCTCTGATGGCCGATGCTGTACTGTCGGTGATGGCCACTAACGGTATGCGCACCAGTCACCACATCGCCAATACCATTATCGAACATCGCCACGATGAAGCCTGGCTGCGCCAGCACATTCACAATGACGCGCATTACGCCAACCTGATGGCGGTTATTCATGAAAAGGAAGAAACACTGAAACAACGTGTGATCCGTGCGCTGGCTGGTTTTTCGGGGTACGGACGGGTGATGGTTGTCGGTGGAGGGGCTGATATTGTGGCACCCGCTATCCGCGAAGCCTGCGGAGTTAATGCGACTTTCATCGCGGACGGGGTGCCACAGTTTGCTCTGGTTAATGGGCTGTACGCAATGGACAAGGAGTAAACCAATGACGTCACCAACCAGACGGATAAGTTTCTATCTGAAGCCAGCCGCCGTCAAGAGTGAACAGGAGGCGTGCAATTACCTCGACAGCCTGCCAGCCTCGGAACGCAGCCGCGCACAACGCGCGGCCTTTCTGGCTGGACTGGCACTCATAAAACGTGCCCCCGCACTGGCGTATTCGCTGGCAGAATGGTCAGAAGACGAAATACGGATGACATCGCTGCCAGTGCAGCCTGAAAAACAGGCGCAACCAGCAACAGCCAGCGCCCACCCTATGCAGCAGGTGAAAAAGAATATTCAGGCGTTTTTTCCAGAATAACCTATAAAACACCTTTTATGGGGTGCCCCCATGCTTACCTTAATAATCGATCTGTTAAACAGATAGATATTGATTTATCTATCGATTAAAACGATCAATACCCTTGACAGCTGTGTGGGATTTTGTAGGATCGATCACGATATGACCACTTTGTTTGTGTGTCATGCATAGGAAAACGCCCCAATAGCGGTAACTATCGGGGCGCCAAAGAAAACGAGGTGTCATCTACCTCTTGAGCTCGCCAGAATCGTATTTTCTGTGTGTGCCCATGTAAAGGTGAACACCTCATTTTATTGAGGTAAATCAAATATGGGTATAAAGATTTGTAAAAATTCCCACCGATACAACCCCCAATACTCACACCTTCCCGATAACCAAGAGCAAACAGGCCGCCACCGCTGCGCAGCCTGCGCATACGAGCTTGGTGTACTTCATGCAATGATCGGTATTCCTAAAGCAAAAGATGATTCCTTCCTGGCAAATATTCCATATAGCCAGGCTGGCACAGTCAGACATAAAGATGCCTTTGAGGCATACATGCTTGGGTACGACTATGCAATGAGCAGCGCTCTGCTCAAAGCTGCGTAACGATTTTTGCTTTTTCACCACCTCAACAATGGTTGGCGAGGTGGTTCTTCTGAAAGGATAATCAAATGACCGATATCAAAAGAAGCGATTTATTTTATGACGATTACAGTTGGACTGCTTTGCCAGGAGATGATCCCACGAAAACCGCTGCTGACCGCCATCGGTTTAGCCGCAAAGAAGGTTATGAAGTACTAAATATGCTTAATTCCTTTAAGGCATACACCCTGAAAGAAAAACTCATTGTTGAATGGATGATTCACGAACACTTACCATCAGGTATTCAGGGAAGGGAAAATGTTAAAGACTGGATTAAACAAAACTTCCTCAAATTCAAGTTAATTTATCCACGCTGACTGAATATCAGGGAATGAAACCCGGAACGGGTGCGCAAATTCTTTGTGCGCCCGTTCCGGGTTGGACAAGCGAAGCGCGTCAGTCGCTGTAGTCAAGGTGAACCCATATCGCAAATACGGTTATCGTTGAATTTAAGTTCATTAAACGTTACTTTTCACTTGCAGACTGTATTGAATATTTTGGGGATTCAGAGGCGGCTCCCAAAAAAAGTTGATACCGCCTAGTTGGTCACTTCGTCGTTAGACTGGGACTCCAACCACGCCAGCTGAGAGGTTGGCGCTACCTTACCCCCCAAAAAAAACACTAACCCGCTTGCAACAATTCCAGCGCCATTTGTTTTTCTTCCGGGCGCATCCGTTCAATCAACAGCTTTAACACACCGTTATCCAGCCCGCTGGGCACCAGTGTGTGCGAGTAGGTCAGATTCATCACCCAGGTATGTCCGCACTCGAGACGGGTGCAACGGTAATACACATCAGCAAACTGATCGGTTTTCCAGGCTGTTTTCTCAATCACTGCATGTGCACCGCAGCAATGACATCGCGCTTTCTGTCTGCGCATTTTCCACCTCCCGGAACAGCGTTTTACTGCCGCCGATTTTACCCGCTCTTTCCCCATACCGCACATCACTCCGTGGATTCGTTAAATTCAAGAATAAATTTCACCTCCCCCAGTCGCCTGATATCCGGGTCACTGTTGATCCCCTCCATAATCAGACGGCGCATCGGAATAACCTCATCCCTGTAATATGCCTCGCGGGATTTAAGTGGGTCGCCAAGCCCGGCCGTATTTGCGGGAATGATGCCGGCAAGTCCGGGTGGAAAACGGTGCGCCACGAGCTGATCCTGAGCACTGATGGTTTTTATATTCAGGAACTCATCTTTTGTACCTGAATCCCCGATAGGAATCACCTTAACCCCTTCTTTGTCTCCGCCCGGTATATTGATGAACATGGATTTAAAATTGCCCGCCCCTTTTGACCCCTCTATCTTTTTACGGAATTCCGCCTCGAGCTCGGGAGTCATATCCGGGTCAGTGGAATACAGGATATAACCGAGGTGTGCGCCGTTCTTGTAATACTTGCGGCGAAAGCGGGTGGCATCCACATTCAGCATGGCGGATTCCATCCCGTGGATATAATCCGGGACACCGTAAACCTGCTGTTGCGGGTCATAAATGGCCACGAACACCACTTCGCCTGGCGGATACACGAGATCTTCCAGTGCCGCCTGCACAATCACCGTGCCTCCCTCGTTGTTACGCCGCAGATACAGAGAAGGCAACGTATGCAGACGCACCACCCGACCGAAGCCGTTACGTACTTTAAGCAGCCCCATATCCCCGAATATCAGCAGATTGGTCACTGCTGCCGCCATGGCGGCGTGTGTCATACCCCCACCGCCCCGAAAACCCTGCATAATCATATTGACGCGCGCACGCAATACTGCGCCGTGATACGGCGCGATATTGGACAACATGGCGAGATCCATGCGCTCAATGGGCGGCGTGTACCAGCCGTTATAACCATCCCACAGCGAGCCGTAATAACAGCCCCATGCAGCAACCGGTTCGGGGTCACCAAATTCAATAAACGTCATTTTGCCGGCCGTTTTTTTTGCTCCGGCATCGTGTGTCACAGAATATTTCTTCTTTTTACTCATCTGGCAGGATCCATGTTGATTTGCGCTTGTGCTTATAGTTCAGGGGTTCGTTACTTGCTGCATGGGCGATGGCAAAGAAGATGTCAGCGTGCCCGGTTTCTTCGCTACGTTCAGCGGTAAAAGTAACTTTATTGCCACTGTTGGTGGATTCCTGACGGATGGCCAGAAATGATGCCGGAATATCTGTGGCTTCCTCATCCCACTCAATACGGTTGGCGTAAATCAGATCCAGCATCTTCATCACCAGGCGGTTTTTGGATTCAACACTGTAATGAATGGCCACTGTTTCACGGCGGGCAAATCCCTGAACCAGCTCAAAGACACCATAGCCAAGCCCGGTAACATCAATGCCGATAAACGTCATGTTATAGCGCGCCTTAATGCTGCGGATACGCTCTGCCATAAACTGGAATGACATACTCCGCCAGTGGTGTTTTTCCAGCACGCGGAATCGTTCTGCCGCAACCAGCGGTGGTGCCAGCACCACAAACGTGGCGTTATCGCCGGAGCGCGCAGGGTCAAAGCCGCCCCACACTTCACGGTTTCCAAATGGCATGGCATCTTCCGGGTGAAAATCCTCCCACGTACTGATATCAACGCCACAGCGCACGAGGTCATCGAATTTAAAGACGCTCTCTTTGTCATCCACAAACACGCACATAAACAGCATATTGAAGGCTGTTTCGTTGTACCGCTCGCGCAGTTCGTTGATGTCAGCAAGGTTAAAGCCGCCGGCAATGGCATCTTCCATTGTCACCACATAGCGCCACTGGCCATCCGGGCATTCGCGCCCGCCATCGCGCAGCTCATCAAAGGACGGAAACTCAACCCCTTTTCGTTTCGGATCGCCTTTGCGCCATTCATCGCCAGACCAGAACGGATAGCCCTGATGGGTTTTGGTTGACGGCGTGGAGAAGTAGGTAATGCGCCAGTGCGAGTGGGTGGCCATACCGGACGCCACTTCATTGAGGCGACGAAAGCCGGGGATCCACAGATATTCGTCAATGTACAGGTGGCCGCTGTTTGACTGCGCCGTGTTACTGTTGGTCGCCAGAAAATACAGTTCAGCCAGATTACTTAACTTAACCGGGTTGCCTTTAATGGGAATGCCAAATTCCGTCTGTGCAATCTTAACGATATAGGTGCGGAACACTTCGGCCTGACGTTTTGATGCCGATAAAAATATCTGTGTGTCGCCGGTTAATACCGCATCTTCGAACGCCTCAAACGCGAAGTAATACGTCGCCCCAATCTGGCGCGATTTAAGCAGGTTGCGTACACGACGGAATTTGTTTTCACGCAGATGCAACTGATAAGCGAACAGTTTTTTGGTAAACGGCTCAAAACTCTCTGCTGTCAGCCCTGACACATCATTAGCTTTACGACGACGCTCTTTCTTATCCGCGTCTTTTTCTCCGCGCTCTTCTTTTCCATAACGGCCAGACCGGGGAATATCAGCCCCCATTCGTTCTATCTCGGCCATTCGTTCTGTGTGCTTGTTCCTGACCGACATCAGTTTGACGTGGTGGCCAATCAGGCGATCGAGTTCATCGTGCTCTTCCTGGGTTTTATGGTCACGCTCCGCCAGTACAGCGAGACGCCGGGCGATGACATCCTCCACGCCCTCAGTATTAAGCTGTGTGTACCACTCAAACTTTGTCGCCCAGTAATAAACAATTCGCGGGCTGTTCAGTCCGAGCTTCTTTTGTATTTCTTTTGGGGTGTGCCTTTTCAGATAGAGTGATTTTGCTGCAGCAATCACTTCATCAGAGTACGCCATAAATAATCAATCTCTGCTGATGCCATTTTAATTTATGCATTTTCAGTAAAGGCCTTTTTAAAAACGAATATCGCGTTTCGGTATTTTTCGGATATATGCGTATATCCGAAAACACCGGAAATTAATCAGGTGACGGTTTTTTTATTTCCCACTTAAATAACGCTCAGTTAATTTTTATCAGCGGGTTAATTCAGATGTCGAAACTGAAAACAGACTGGGTGGTCGTAGCCACTTCAGGCCCCACCATCGACGGTCGGGAAATTGATCCAAAGTGGCTGACGGATGCCGCCGAGGTTTATAACCCGGACGAACACACTGCCATGCTCTGGCCGTTTCATGCCAGCGCCGGCTGGCGTGCTTTCACCAATAACTATGGTCTTGTTGATGCACTGAAGGCAGAAAAAGCCGGTGATAAAGTGCAACTGAAAGCCCGCCTGATACCCAACCGCTTTCTGACCGAAGCCAACGAGGCCGGGCAAAAACTTTTCACCTCCATAGAGGTAAAGGAAAACTACCTGGGAACAGGCAAATTCTTTGTATCCGGCATCGCTGTAACTGACACTCCGGCCAGCATCAACACCACCCGCCTGCAATTTTCGCAGGGAGACTCCATTCACATGGGGAATGCAGAAGAACTGAATTTCACGCTGCAGTCTGACGACGAGCAGGCCAAACGCAGTTTCTTTTCCGGCCTTTTCTCCGTGGGACGCAACAAACAGGAAAACGATATGAACGAAAAACAGTTCGGTCAGTTGATGGACGCCATCAACAAAACCGGCGAACGCTTGGGCAAACTGGAAGAAAACGTCGCGCAGTTCAGCGCGAAGGATGCCCCGAAAGATACCGGTGATAACAAGCCGGAAGGCAGCACCGGCGATCAGGGGCAGGACAACGCAGAACAGAACAACAAAGACGACAAAACCTTCACGCTGACCACCGAGCAGGGCGAAAAGCTGTTCTCCACGGTGAACGCCATCGCGGAGAAAGTCACCAGTATGGAAACCGCATTTGCTGAACTCAGCAAGGACGCCACGAAGCTGCCGGGCAACAATCCGGCCGGTGGCGAAACTTTTAACCTGGTGTAACCGGAGAGAACGCAATGAACATGACACCAGAAGCACAAAAGCTGGTTAATCAGTACATCAGCGAACTGCAAAAAACATTCAGTGACTGCGGGAAATCAAGCGATCGTTTCTTTTCGCTGACCGAGCCACGCAGTATTGCTCTGCGTAAAGCCCTGCTGGAAAGCACGGAGTTTCTGAATTTCACCACCTGCATGGATGTTCCGCACCCGCAGGGGCAGGTCGTCACCGTGGGCGAATCCACGCTGCGCACTGGTCGCGTGAAAAGTGGTCGTTTCGCCAAAGGTTCGGGCATCAAAGGCAACGAATTCAAACTCGTTGAAACTGATTCCTGCTGTGTGATCACCTGGGAACAACTCGCCATCTGGGCGAATGCCGGCAGCCCGCAGGAATTTTTCAATCTGATGAACTCCGCCGCCGTCACCAACTTTGCGCTGGATATGCTGCGCATTGGCTTTAACGGTAAAACAGCCGCAGAAAACTCCGATCCTGAAAGTAATCCGAACGGTGAAGACGTCAACATCGGATGGCATGAAATCGCCAGAAAATGGGGAGAACAGCCCGGCAATACCTCCCGTATTCTGACGGACGCCGTTACCCTGGGCGAAGGCGGTGATTATGTCGGTCTTGACGCTATGGCCTCAGACCTGATCCGCACTTACATCCCGGCGCAGTATCACAACGATCCTCGCCTTACCGTGCTGGTTGGCGCAGACCTTGTGGCTGCTGAAGAACTGCGCCTCTACAACAAAGAGGACAAGCCTACCGAAAAAGTGGCCGCACAGCTGCTGACGAAGAACATCGCAGGCCGCAAGGCCATCATTCCGCCGTTTATGCCGGGCAAGCGTATGGTAGTGACCATGCTGCCAAATCTGCAGATCCTGACGCTGAAAGGGTCCCGCCGTCGTAAGGCAGAAGATGTGGGCGATCGCAAACAGTTCGAAAACTCATACTGGCGTTATGAGGGTTACGCCCTGGGCGATCCGGATTTATATGCTGCCGTGGATGAGTCTGCGGTAACCATCGCCTGATAAACGGAGCGCGCGGTATGCCAACGCCAATGCAGCGACAACGTGCCCGACAGATGGATGAGCGCCGTGCAGCACTCATGACCAGAACGGACGGGAGCGCCGTCAGTACAGAGAGCCAGCACATTAAGCTGCTGGCACTGAATAACGACATCAGACAACTGCACAACATGGAGCTGCTGTCTGACAAGCTGGAATTCAAACGGAACACGCTGCTGCCCCGCTGGCTGCCACACGCACAGGCTTATCTGGAGGGGGAACGCGTCTATCAGAATCCCATTCTGGTGTACTGCATCATCTGGCTGTTCGATACCGGGCAGTTTGAGATGGCGCTGCGGTGGGCTGACATTGCCATTGAGCAGGGGCAAAAGACGCCGGAGAACTTCAAAAGCGAGCTGCCAACGTTTGTGGCCCATTTCATTCTTGAATGGGCAGAAACCGAAGCTGAACGCGGGAACAGTATCGCGCCATATTTTCAGCAGGTGTTTGAAAAAATCCGTGACAAATGGCGCGTGAATGAACGCCTTGCTGCCCGCTACTGGCGCTTTGCAGGCGTCCTGCTGCTGCGCGGCGATGACGGTAAACCGCTGGCCAGTGCAATTAACGATCCGGAGAGACTGCAACAGGCCGACCAGTGCCTGGAACGGGCTGCCTGGCTGCATCCCAAAATTCAGGTGAAAACCCTGCGCCAGCGCATTGCCGCAAGACTGCGCGCGTTGCAGGGCACGTAAACGACTCCCAACAACCGGGCGGGCGCGGTGGAGGTGTGCCGGCAAAAGCCATCAGCACACTGCGGAAACCGGTCAGCCCGCCTTTCCCCGGAGTGAGCATGTTTGACGGGAAAAGCATTCACTATCAACAGGCCATTATTCAGAGCGATGGATTCTGGCCGGATATTGATGCCGGCGATTTTGAAAAGAGCCGCAGCATCCCCGCCGTCACGTCACACGAAACGGTGCTGACGGCGCTGCTTTGCGCGGTAACAGAGATTAACACTGAACTGGCTGCACGCCGTGAATACTGGCAGGAACAGGGCTACATCCGGGCCACTGATATTCCGGGTTACACAGTGTTGCAACCAGAGCCGCGCAACACGGATGCACAGCCTCAACGGATGCAGAACCACATTACAGTACTGTACACCAAGGCTGTGTATGCCCGCGCAAAGGCCGATCTTTTGCCGGAATCTGCCAGCGTGGGGCGGCGCGAGGCGCAGTCATCAACAGAAGCCAGCGAGAGCCGCCGGACGTTGCTGGCTGAAGCAGCCATGGCGGTGCGGGCGCTGCTGGGCCGACCGCGTGCATCCATCGCGCTGATTGATTAAGGAAATGGTATGACGCAACTCGCCAGCCTGACGGCATTCATTGAAAACAATCTGCCGGCACGCGCACGCATTCCGTTCACCAGTGACATGGATGACATCACGCTCGTTCCGTTTACGAAGTCGCTGGGGCACGGGCAGTTATGTACGCAGGTCCGAAAATATACGGCTTTTCTGCGATGGGACGCATGGCCCTATCGTCAGCTCAATCCAGATTTGGTGTTTTCTCTGGTTGAAGCCTGGCTGGCAGACAACGGCGGCGACCTGCGCCAGCGCCTGGCACCGGATGCGCCAGCCGTTGACGTCGAAGTGGATGATGAAAATGAAGTGGCATGGCTGGAAATCAGTCTGCCGCTGGTTGATCCCATCACCCTAGTTGAGGATGAAAACGGCCCCATCCCCAGAGGCGGGAAACGTTACCAGCTGGAAAAGCCTGAAATCTGGGTGGCTCAGGCACATCAGCTTCATTGCCAAGTAACGCCATGATTCATTTTAACCTTAATCAGCCACATCTCAGGGATGTGCTGCGCGCCATTAACGAAGCTGAGTTATCACCGGCGAAGGCCAGAAAACTGCTGGTTCGTATTGCGAAATACGGTTTGATCCCCGCAGCAAAGCGCAATGTGAAATCACAGCGAACGCCGGAAGGGGCCGCATGGGCACCACGAAAAAGGCCGGATAAAGCCAGCGGCAGGCATAAAAACAAAATGCTGCTGGGACTGCCGAAACTGATGGCCATCAGAGCTGACAATAACGGCAAAACGGTTCGCATCTATTTCAAAAGAGGGGATTACGCCACCCGCACACACGCAGGGGCAGTTGCTCAGATACAGCAGAATGGAGCCCGTATCACCCACAGAGGAAACAGAAAGTGGAGTGCCGGCGTAATGGAAACCATGCGCGAACAACCAGCCACGCGACGGCAGGCTCACCGCTTACTTTCGCTGGGGTTCCGCGCCCCAACCGGAGCGGTCAACAAAAAAACTGGCCGCAGAAATTACCGGAAACCATCCCTGAAATGGATTATGGAAAACATGAGCAGACTACAGGCAGGTACGGTGATCAACATCCTTAAAGGAAAAGAAGCAAGGAACACCTGGGAAATCACCATTCCGGCCAGGGCATTCCTCGGTGCCAGCGGCGAAGAGTTTACCCGCATTCTGGAAGCGCAGCTGCGCAGCCTGCATTACGGCGGCACGAGATAACAAAATCAGGAGACAAACCATGACATGGCCATCTGTCACGATTGAACAGTACAACACATTCAGCAGTTCACCGGACGGCGTGGAAAATACACTGCTGTTTGTGGGCAATGCACAAAACAACAAAGGTAAGGTTCTGCCGGTCAATGCCAACAGTAATCTGGATGAATTGCTGGGAACGAACGCCAGCCCGCTGAAGAATTTCCTTCAGTCAGCACTGACCAATGCCGGACAGAATGCCTTTTTCTATGTTGCCGTTCTGCCGGAAGCAGGCAGGGGCAAAGAAGCGACGCCAGCCTGCCAGGCATGGCAGAACGCCGTACTGGCGGCTCAGGAAACTGTTTCAGTTGAAGGCGTGGTGATCACCGAACCGGTCAGCACGAAGGATGATATCAACGCCATACAGGCGTTACGTCAGACCATCATCAATAAATATCAGCGCCGCATCTGGTTCATCCTGACCATCGCCGCCAACAACAACAGCAAAACCTGGGCGGAATACGTTGCCGAACTGACCGCACTACAGAAAGGCATTGCAGCCCCGCAGGTCATGCTGGTTCCGGAGATTTTTGGATTTGAACCGGGTGTTCTTGCTGGTCGCCTGTGTAACAGCGCCGTCACCATTGCTGACAGTCCGGCACGTGTGGCAACCGGGGCGCTGTCCGCACTGAAAACCACAGAGCGCCCGAAGGACAGCGCGGGACAGGCAATTGATCTCGCCACCCTGCAGGCGCTGGCAACCGCCCGCTACAGCGTGCCCATGTGGTATGCCGACTATGACGGCCTTTACTGGGCCGACGGCGTGACACTTGAGGTGGAAGGCGGGGACTACAACGTCATCGAACATGTCCGCATTGCTGATAAGGTGGCGCGCCGCGTACGGCTGATGGCCATCCCCAAAATTGCCGATCGCTCACTGAACAGCACACCGGGCAGCATTGCCGCACATGAAACGCTGTTTGCCCGCCCGCTGCGTACCATGGCGAAATCCACGCAGATTAACGGTGTCACCTTTCCGGGCGAAGTGAAATCGCCACAAAAAGGCGATGTGGCCATCACCTGGCAGGACGAAAAGACGGTCAGCATCAGCATTGTTGTCCGCCCTTACGCCTGCCCCAAAACCATCAAAGTGGGCATTCAGCTGGATAAATCTCTGGAGGAAAACGCATGACGACCCGCATTAATGGCATGGCGTTTGACACTTTTATCGGTGGAACGGATATCCATGTGAAAAGCATCTCACTGGACATCAGCGATGAAAGCGCCGTTGCCAAAACCCGTGGCATCCCTGACGGCAAACTGCGTGGTCCTGTCAGTGCCGAAGGTGAAATCGAAATGAGTACCCGCAGCTTTAACCAGCTCGGGGAAGTGGCTGCTCAGGCGGGATCGTGGCGTGACCTGCCGCCAATGGATTTTGTGTTTTACGCCAATACGGGCACCGAAGAAATCCGCGTTGAAGCCTTCGGTTGTGAGCTGATGCTTTCCGGCCTGTTAAGCATTGACACCGAGAGCGCAGATCTGACCACGCACAAAATCAAGTACGTGGTGGCAAGCCCTGACTTTGTGCGTATCAACGGCGTGCCCGTTCTCTCAGAGAACGACGTGCGCGGACTGATGGGGTGAACCATGCAGGAGCATGAGCGCACCATTATCACCCTGGGCATTCTGGGCGGAATCGCTGCCGCAAGTCGGGTGCTGGCTGGCGCAGAGCCGATTACGTTGCGGTTGTTTGTGGGCCGAACCCTGCTGGGGAGCGCGCTGGGTGTTTCTGCCGCTGCCCTGCTGGTTCGCTACCCGAACCTTGACCCACTGGCCATTGCCGGCGCAGGCACCGCAATGGGCGTTGCCGGTTACCAGATTGTTGAAATCTTCCTGCGTCATATGCGCCGGAAGCTGGGCGAGAAAGAGAACAAAGAGGAGTAACAGCAATGCTGTCCCGCAGGGAACAAAAAGCTGCCGCCATTGCCTGGAAAATTATCCGGGCACTGTGGTACTGGCTGCGCAAACCTCAGCAACCTCATAAGGAGCAAAAATGAAACTCTCCGATAAGCAACAACAATTTACCGTCATGATCGGAAAACTCATCCAGTTTGCCCATCAGCGCGGTTATGGCCTGACGTTCGGTGAGGCGTACCGCACGCCAGAACAGGCAAAACTCAACGCACAAAAGGGAGCCGGCATTGCCAACAGCCTGCACTGCCAGCGGCTGGCCGTGGATTTTAATCTGTTTATTAACGGTGAATATCAGACCCGCACAGAGGCCTACCGCGAGCTGGGCGAGTACTGGGAATCCCTTGGTGGCGCATGGGGCGGTCGTTTTAAAAACCGCCCGGATGGCAATCATTTCAGCCTTGAGCACGACGGCGTGCGCTGATTTTACGCTTAATAAGCCTTCCTGCAGGCTTATTAAGCCCTCTTATTCTTGACTTTAAAAGGAAATGATGATGAACGATAAAAACACCCAGACTACCGCAGAGAACACCATCACTTTACAGGTCGGCGAGCATGAACTGACGTTTATCCCGACCGTAAAAGCCTACAACGACCTGCAGAACGACTTCATGCCGGATAACAAAATCGCGCCGCTGAAAAACTACCTGCGCCGTATCGTGATTAAAGAGCACCGCGATCTGCTGAACCAGTTGCTGGAAAAACCAGGAATGCCGGCCAGCCTGGCAACAGCCGTGAATAACGAGTTTGTGCCGGAAGTGGAAATCACCGTAAAAAAATAAAAAGCCATCTGGGGGCCATTGATCGCAATGACCTTACCCGGATGCTGATTCTGCGCCGCCACTGGCTGCCCGGCGAGGATGACTCGCCGCAGTCACTGGCTGCCGCCGTCTGGCTGGATAACCACTACTGGGAAAATATGAGCATCGCCGTCAATAACGGCATTATCCGTGCTTTTAAGGGATCGTAATGTCACAACAGCGCCTTGAATTACTTCTTGAACTGACAGACCGCCTGACAAGGCCGTTGCGTGCAGCCGGGCGACAGGTTCAGGGATTTGCTGCAACAAGTCGGGGAGCCTTTCGGGACATTGCTACCGGAGGCGCTGCGCTCTGGGGAGTGGGAGCAGCCATTCAGGGGGCACTGATGCCAGCCATTGAAATGGACAGGGCGCTCGGTGAGGTGAAATCACTGGGCGTCGCAGAGTCCGGATTGCGTAAACTCAGCCGCGCCGCCGTTGATTTCACTATGGAATACGGCGGGGCTGCGCAGGATTTTGTGCGTGCTTCTTACGACATCCAGTCAGCCATTGCCGGGTTAACTGACGATGAGCTGTCCCGCTTCACCACCGCATCAGCAACGGTGGCAGCAGCAACCAAATCCAGCAGCCAGACCATTACCGCCTACATGGGCACCATGTACGGCATCTTTAAAGACCAGGCTGATGCCATGGGAAAAAGCAAATGGGTGGAGCAGGTCGCCGGGCAAACCGCCACCGCCGTGCAAATGTTTAAAACAACCGGCGATAACATGTCAGCAGCGTTCACCACGCTGGGTGCCAGTGCAAAAGCGGCCGGTATTGATGCGGCTGAACAGTTCGCCGTGCTGGGACAACTGCAGGCAACCATGAGTGGCAGCGAAGCCGGGACAAAATACAAGGCATTTCTTGCCGCAGTAGGCAGCGCCCAGAAAAAGCTGGGGCTTAATTTCGTGAATAAAGACGGCACGATGAAAAGTGTTGTCGAGATCATGAAACTTATCAGGGGTAAATTTGGTGATCTGTCAAAAGTGGCTGATTCCGATTTGCTGAAAAGCGCCTTTGGCTCCGATGAAGCTGTGGCCATGATTAAATTACTCAATGCGGACATTGGCGGACTTGAAAAGAATATCGCCACGCTGGGCAATATCAAAGGTATGGATAAGGCTGTCGAAATGGCGCAGGCCATGGCTGATCCATGGGAACAGGCCGCCGCAATTATTAACGGCATTCGCATCGAAATCGGCACGCAGTTGCTGCCTGTTCTGTACCCGTTTATCCAGAAAAGCAACGAAGGCGGTAAATCCTTTGTTACCTGGCTACGTCTGTATCCCAATATCACACGGGCCATTGGTTTACTGTCTGCCGCCCTGCTGGGCATTGCCGCAGTGGGTGCCGTTGTCAACATTATGGTGGGTGTGGCGAAGTTTGTCTGGACAGGACTGCGGCTGGTCTGGCTGGCAGCCGTTGCGCCGCTGAAGATCCTCATTCTGCTGAAACGCACACTGACGGCTACCATGTGGGCGTTCACTGTAGTTGCCCGAACGGTCAGGGCGCTGTATCTGGCCATGTCCATTGCTATGGGAACATACAACGTCAAAGCAAAAATTCAGCTGGCGCTGCTGAAATTACAGCGCGCCGGACTCTGGCTTTATTCTGTTGCGCTGGGTGCCGCCGGCATAGCAATGAAAATCTACACCGCAGTCACCAGCGGAGCTGCAATTGCAACACAGTTACTTTTCAGCCCCATCACATTAATCATCCTGGCACTGGCTGCGCTGGGCGTGGGCATTTATTTCCTGATCACCCGCTGGGATGAGATTAAAGCCGCGCTGATGGATACCGCCGCCTTTCAGTGGGTGGCTGAAATGGTCGGCAGTATGGGGGCATGGTTCAGCAATGCATGGAACACAATTCAGGACGGCTGGAATGCACTGGTTAACTATTTTTCCACGCATTCACCTCTGGACGCCCTGAAGGATATCGCCGGCGGCATCCTGAACATTTTCAGTAACCTCTGGGAACTGGTGAAACAGTCCTTCAGTGATTCATGGGGCTGGATTGTAGGCAAGCTCAACATGATCCCCGGCGTCAATATCGACACACCGGAAAGCACAGGAAGTGGCGAAGGCTCCGTATTAACCGGCGGTAAAGCCATCAGTGCGGGACCGGGCGGCATTGCGGCAGAGATGCAGAACAACAGCGAAAACCAGACCACCATCGACAACTCCCGTCGTGTGGTTAACGTCAATGTGCAGGATCCATCCCCTGCCCGTCTTAACGAGTGGATGGAGCTGCATGCATACTGATAAACCGCTTTACATTGATTTGCTCATCACCGGTCGCAATCTCACGCTGAACAGCGCCAGTGAGCCGGTGTTATGCAACAACAGGGAAAGTATTGCCCAGGACTGCCAGCACGCCATCATTGAGAGCGGACTGGCAACGCGCCTGCTGGCTGAAAAAAGCCCGACGCTTCGTGCCGACATCATGATGCAGATGACACTGCTGATTGAAGATGATGAGCGCATCACACCTGGCACGGTCAGTGTGACAGAAGAAACCCCGCTTTCTGGTCGCCTGCTGATTAGCGCCCACACCGAAGATTTTTTTGAACCCCTGACTTTTACGGTATCTCTTGATGATTAACGGCAAACCTACCGCAGATTACGAGCGCATTCTGGCTGATAATGGCATGCCGGTAACCGAAGAACAGACTCGCGCTGAATTTGAAGCCATTGTCAAAGACGAAGGGCTTATCACCAACACTTCCCGCATGTCGCCGTTCTGGCGACTGATTACAGCCATCACCACAAAACCCGTGATGTGGCTGAAAGATGCGCTGGTTAATGTGGTGATGAAAAACCTGTTTCTGGCTGATGCCAGCGGTGTATTCGTTGATGTTTTTGCCTGGGCGGTAAACCTGCAACGCAAGGCAGCCACGCACGCAGCCGGCGTGATTCGTTTCACCAAAAACGACATTGATCGCGCAGTTACCGTGTCGGCCGGTACGCAGATTCAGACAGAACGCATTAACGGCGTGATTTATACGCTGACCGTTGTCAGGGATACCGTTATTCCGGCAGGAACACTCAGCATGAACATCGATGTTTCTGCGGAACAGGCCGGAGCCGGCTTTAACCTTGCGCCGGGATATTACCGCATCCTTCCGGTGGCGATTGATGGTATTGCCGGCGTTGAGAACGATGAAAACTGGCTGACCACACCGGGTGCCAACGAAGAAAGCGATGACGAGTTGCGTGATCGTGTCCGCAATCAGTTTAATCTTGCCGGCGCTTATCACACCGATGCTGTTTACCGGGGATTAATTGCCGGCGTTGCAGGTATCAGTGCCGACCGCATCTATTTTCTGCATGACGCACCACGCGGCCCCGGCACAGCAAATGCTTACATTCTGCTGGATACCGGCATCGCATCCGAACCGTTCGTTGATGCAGTAAACGCATTCATTAACGATGAAGGTCATCACGGACACGGTGATGATCTGCGCTGTTTTTCCATGCCTGAAACACGCCACCCCCTGACCGTGACACTCTGGTTGTATGCAACGCTGAACCTCAGCGATGAGGAAATTCAGACGTTATTGCGCAATGTGGAAAATCTGGTTCGCTGTGCATTTCGCGAAAACAGCGATTATGACGTTCAGAAAACATGGCCGTACAGCCGTTTCAGCATGTCCAGACTGGGCGAAGAGATCCACCAGGTATTTCCACAGGTGGAGTCGGTTACATTTTCTCTTCCGGATATTCTCAGTGATCTGGCTGTTCCCCGTCTGGAATCCCTTACTGTGGAGGTGAGCGCGTGAAACTTCCGGAGATCCCTGAATTCCCGCTCCCCACCTGGATGAATAAAGGCGAGCCGTTAACGCTGGCACATTCATCGCATCGCTACTGGGAAAAGGTATACAGCTGGCTGACGTGGCCACTACAGCAGATTGATGTCGACACCTGCGCAGAGCCTTTACTTAACCTGCTGGCTTATCAGCGCAATATCACCCGATTTAAAGGTGAGCCGGTTTCGTTATTTCGCTTAAGAGTGAAACACGCGTTTATTAACGCTCAGGACTCTGGTGAACGCGCCGGCTTCGAACGCATCTTTAAGCGTCTTGGTGTGGGAGACGTTAAAACACTGGAACGGCAACTGCAGCATGACTGGGACGTTATTTTACTGCGCATTAATGACACCCAGTTAAGTGAAAACAACGCGCTGATGATGCAGCTCGTGCGCCAGTATGGTCGTACCTGCAGGCGCTATTTCTTTCAGGTAATCAATACAACCACTGCCCGGCTGACAGCCGGCACATTTGATGGCCATTACAGGTATCACACAGCAGAAGCAACGGTGAGAAAGGACACCATCTGGTTAACCGCTTCGCTACAGGCAGGACATTACGGCCTGTCCGTGGAACATTACACATTACAGGCAGATGAAGCATGAGCACGATTATTACTGAACAGTACGAACACTGGTGCGCAAATCAAATCATCAGTGGAAAACCTGCGCGCCCGGATACATTTGTTTTTGCATATATTCCGGGACAGGATGAATCCGCAGAGATCCCCCGCGATGAGATACTCCCTGATGAATCCATGATTCAGTATCGTGCGCCGGTCACCCAGTACGGCCTCCTGTCGCCGAACGCGACCGCGTTTTCCATCATTCTGGACACGACAGTCGGCGACTTCGAATACAACTGGATCGGTCTGCTGAACGAAGAAAGCGGCGTGCTCTGCATGATTGCACACACACCTCGTCAGCAAAAAATTAAAACAGCGAACGGCGTGCAGGGAAACAACCTGATCCGCACATTTTCCATGGAGTTTGACGGCGCAGCCGCAGCAATGCATATCGATGTCAGCGCTGATGTCTGGCAGATTGATTTCACTGCACGCCTTGCAGGAATGGATGAGGCCCGCCGGCTGCTGGCGTTTGATCACTACGGTGAAGCCGCCTTTCTGGGGGATGGTTTTCAGGTCAGCTATCAGGACGGTACCGCTACTGTTGCCGCCGGCGTGGGTTATGTGGGAGGTCTGCGCGTCAGTCTGCGCGAACCTTACAGCCTGCCGGCTGCGGTCGGGGATACCCTCTGGATTGATGCAAGCTGGCAGGGATTTGTTACTGGCGAATGGAATACCGTTTTTACGTTCTGCGCCCGCCAGGAACATGCGTCTTATACAGACGGTAACGGCTTCCGACACTTTGTCGCGCCACTTGCAAAAATGACAGGAGACGGCCCACAGGACCTGCGCCCGGAGACACCCGACGAAGAACAAAGCAATGCACTGGCAGAGCACGAAAAATCCCGCCATCATCCGGACGCAACACTGCAGGAGAAAGGCTTTGCGCAGTACAGCAACTCCACCGACAGCGACGCAGAAGACCGCGCCGCCACATCAAAGGCAGTAAAAGCCGCAATGGATAAAGCAAAAGACGCTGTTGAGCGCGACGGCGACACCATGACCGGGGAGCTGAAAATCCGTGGTGTTAATGCACTGAGGATTTTCAACGAAGCTTTTGGCCTGATTTTTCGTCGTTCGGAAGAGTGCCTGCACCTTATCCCTACCAGTGAAGGTCAGGGCGAGAATGGCGATATTGGCCCCCTGCGTCCGTTCACTATTAATTTGCGGACGGGTGAAGTTTCCATGTTACACGCAGTATCTGTTGGCGGTGGTTCGAAAGTTAACGGTGCGTTGGGTATCGGCGTTCAGAATGCGCTGGGCGGAAACTCAATTGCTTTCGGGGATAACGATACCGGCCTGAAACAGAATGGTGATGGCCTGCTGGATGTTTATGCCAATAGCGTGCATGTGTTGCGTTTTCAGAGTGGCAGCATTCAGAGTAATAAACCTGTAAACGTTACCGGGCGGGTAACACCGTCAGACTACGGAAACTTTGATGCCCGTTACCAGACCAAAACAGGCGGCGTGCAGGATGTGCGTTATGGTTCCGAAATGTATTACAACCCGGGAGGTAACCAGATATCCTGGACATTTCGCTCACCTTCAGGCCATGGATTATCTGGTATTAATGTGCAGGAAACCGGAAGTAATTCGGCAGATAACATCGGCGGCGTGTATTACCGACCGCTTCAGAAACTGATTAACGGCACCTGGTATAACGTGGCGAGTGTTTAATAATGTTGCATTTAAAAAATATTACTGCGGGCAATCCGAAAACCGCAGAACAATATCAGATGACAAAACAATATGGTGTCACCTGGCTTTTTTCGGAAGACGACAAAAACTGGTATGAAGAACAGAAGAACTTTGCCAGCGACACAATAAAAATGGTTTACACCGGGGACGGGCGCGTGGTGTGGGTCGGTAAGGATATGACAGGCATTGAACCCCGTAATGCCAGTGTTATTGAAGTTCCGGATATTACCGCTAACCGCCGCATCACTGCACCGGGTTACTGGTTTTACCGCAATGATGAATTTGTCTTCGATTACAAATTAAAAGCAGAAGACGAGCGTGATGCCCTGTTAAAACAGTCCAGCATCATGACCTGCGAGTGGGAAAAAGACCTGCTGCTGGGATTAATCAGCGACGAAGACAGGGAAAAACTGAAAGCCTGCCGTATTTATACAAAAAAGTTACGAGAGATGACATTCAGCCAGGTTACAGATAAAGCATCGTATGCCGCGATTGTATGGCCAGAATTACCGCAGAACATTAGCGAGAATTAAGAAGTAATGAGCGCACTGTTAACAAAAGCATTTGAAAAGTGGGTTGCTGAATGCACTGCCAGTAATTTACCTGCACGCCCTGACGCTATTATTTTTGCCCTGATGGAGCGGGAACCAACGCGCGAAGACAATACCGTTCCGGAAGACAGAATCACATACGCTGTGAATGAACTGACCTGTGGCCAGTTAAGCCAGGACACTATTGTGTGCAGCGCCGTTGTTCCTGATGACTGTGTTTTCAGTTATGACTGGATTTGTCTCATCCATCAGGCCAGTGGAACGTTATGCGGCGTAATAAAAACTCCCGTCAGACAGAAAACGACAGGTGAGTCACTCGTCCGCAATTTTACAATCACCTACAGAGGCATTGCTCAGTCCGCGCAAATCAGCGTCCCTCCCCAGAGCTGGCAGGTGGATATCACTCCGGAGCTGAAAACAGCACTGAAAACTCCTAATCACCTGTCAGAAATTGCAGCAGAAGGCGAAGAGGCGCAACAGGAATCCCGCGACAATCTGGGACTGAAAGTTTCAGCCATAATGGAGCCACAGGGTGATATTCGAGACCGGACTGAAGGTTGTCTGGCGATACCGGGCGCATTTGGTTTTGGTCATATTTTTATTCCGGGTGATGCTGTCAGGTTTAACAACGAGGCTGATTTGCTGGCATGGGTAAGATGTGTGGAACCCGGAGAATATTATGTGGAGGGGGGAAGCGGAGTACTTCCCGGCATCGCCTTCCGGGGGATGATAAGTATCCGCTGGCTGGAAGCAGAACGCTCCACACCTCTGCCACCACATACAGCAAAGGCCATTATTTTCTATGGCATTAACGGTGATATTTATTACAACCGTTACTGGAGTACAGGAAATGGATTGCTGACTGGCTGGGAAAACCTGAAAGTCAACGAGGCTTCACTCAGGGCGCTGATTGAAACCCGCGCGCCGCTGAACAGCCCGGCGTTCACCGGTACGCCAACCACACCAACCCCACCGGATGATGCGGTCGGGCTGGAGATGGCGAACGCGGCGTTTGTCCGCAAACTGCTCGCTGCACTGGTTGGCTCATCTCCGGAAGCCCTTGACACACTGAATGAGCTGGCAGCGGCGCTGGGCAGTGACCCGAATTTTGCAACGACGGTCACTAACGCGCTTGCAGGCAAACAGCCACTTAGTGATGTTTTAACCGCCATCAGCAGGTTAAACGCTCAGGCAGATAATCTTCTGTACTTTGATTCGGACGGGAACGCATCGCTGACACGGTTGACGCCAGAAGCCCGTTCACTGCTGGCACAGGCCACACCGGAAGATATGCGCAGAGTGCTTGAGCTGGAAAGGTCAGACACTGTGGTGCCACAGAATAATATTTATGACCGCAGCGAAGGCGTGGTGGCCATTCCGGGGACGCTGGGATATGGAGGATATTACCGACATGAAGACAAAGTCATTTTCAGGGGAGAAAACGGCCCTGCTGATTTTATTTCCTGGGTATCCACTACACCACCGGGCCGGTATGCGGTAGGAGACGGTACTTCATATAGCGCGCCTCAGATTATTGACAAGGAAAATCGTCTGGAAGGGATTGTTGAAATTATTATTCCGGATACAGCCTCCTCGTCTTCGCAATCGCGTGCAGACAAGCTCATTATTTTCATGAGTAAGAAGGGAGAAATGTTTATCAACTGGCTGAAATGGACCAGTGCCGGAGCCGGTCTGGCTGGCTGGGGAAATCTCAGCGCGAAGGGATTACGCTCTGCTGACTTCTGGGGAAACCCGGGGATTGACGGAGTCACACTGGCAGCAATATCTGTCGCTGACCTTGCCTCACATAAGCGTGGGGACAGGATATCAGGCGAAAAGTTACGGCATGTATCGCTTATGTTTGAGAACAATGGTAATCCGTGCGCAGCGGCATCGGTTTACAACGTATCGATGATGTACGGGTTATTGCCGGGGTCCTATTTTATTCTGAATGGCTCCAGTCAGAGTCTGAACTGTGGGAATAAAGCCAATGCCTGGTGGATTTGCCTGGTGATGAGGGCAGAATAATGAAAATAATCGACATAAAGGCGATGAAATACCTGGAAGACGGGTCTGTTTCCTGTGAAGTGTTGTTTGAAGGGCGGGCTGATTATATTCCTTATCGTGCAGTGGAAAATGATTCTGCTGCATCAGGCCAGCGGGTATGGGGAACACTGATGAGCGGTGAGTTTGGTGAAATCATCCCCTTCACTGTAACAGCAGAGATGCTGGACAAAGAAAAAGAACTGAAAAAAGAGGAAATCAGGCGCTGGCGAACAGAACAGGAGGCGCAGCCGTTCACATTCGAATGGAACAGCAGCACATGGAATGGAGGAAAATCCTCACTGGAACGCTTATTCCCGGCAGTGATGGCAGCAAAATCTGGTGTGGCACACAATGCCACAGTATGGAGTGATGCAAATAACCAACAAATTAAATTGTCACAACAAAAGCTGGAAGAACTACTTACGGCAATGGTGCAGGCTCAGGCTGCACGCAACGATGAGATTTACCTGCGCCAGCGTGAGATGAAAAACACGCTGGCCACACTGAATAACATTGCTGCAATTAGGGCATTTCAGGTGGGCAAAGCAGAATGAAATGGAAAGAGGTAATTTTACGTCCGTCTGCCATAAACATTAAATGTTCTGTGGTTTGTCTTCATCCGTGGTCAGAAAATACCGGAAACATCAAACCATCGGGGCGTTATCTCAGCCCCGAAAATGCTGTATCTGCACTTTTACCCTACCTGAAAGAAAGCACAGAAAAAGACATTGTGGCGCTGTTGTTTTGCGCTCCTTCTGCTGGCGAGTTTTTATCACTCGCCAGGCAATTTTCAGACGCATTTCCATTGCCAGAGGTGGGGCGAATGTCCCGCATGATTTCCAGTCAACTTTCACTGGCCATCAGCAGAATGCAAATCCCCGCCAGACCGGCAACATCACTTCCGGAACCGATAATGCTGTCGACACAGACCACTCGCAGCATGTCGCTGGCAGCAACCATTGCACAGGCAGCCACTCCTGCCGCCACATCACCGGAAACATTGTCATCATCGCTGCATCAGTTCATGAATGCGAGAGATAAAGCCTTACAGGAAATCGCTGATCAGCAGGCCGCACTCCGGCAAAAAGTTTGCCCGGTGTGGCGCTTTTGCTACAAGGGAGCCCTTAGCCAGGCTGCAGTGCTGATACAAAAAAACATCCCACACCCCGAGTGGGTTTTTACAGCTGTGATGCTGTTCGTCGGCGATAATCTCTCATCACTAAGGGAAGCACTACATGACCCAGATGATTGTCCTTGCGCTTGACGGGGAAGCCATTCTGCTGCGTAACATCACCGTCAGCGCCACCATGCAACTACCGGACAAAGATATGTCCGGACAGTCAACCAGCACCACGAGCGCCCAGCAGGGAAACAAGGCTAAAGAGCTGCGCGTGTCGGGGGTTATTGATTTTAACGATGAAGCTATTCTGACCCGTATTTTTCAGCTTGCGGAGGCAACAGAAAGCAACGGTGCTAAAAAAACATATCGCATTGCTAACGCTACCGCGAAGGCAATCAATATGCGACAGGGGGTGTTTTCTGGTGGCATTGATGCCACGGAACAACAGGGAAAAATGCACTGGCAGATCACCTTTACTCTCAGGGAAAAATTAAGCGTGCCAGAGAAAGCATCCGCACGCAGCGGTTCGCAGAAAACCATCGCCAGACAGCAGACCCAGAATGGCAGCGAACAGGTACCAGACAAAGGCATGAATACGCAAAGTTCGTTCTGGAAAAAAATCAATGATGCCGTTGGCTCTGGTCTGGATGCTGTTGGCATCGGGAGCGTGAAAGAGGAAGGGAAAACATGAAATTGATACAACGCTGCATGATTAATGGCGAACGGGTGGAAATTGCCGATATAAGCCTTGTTCTTACCCTGAATGCTGCCGGTCGTGGCTTCATTTCTGTTAACAATCTGTCACCCGAACACAGCCTTGCCGGCGCAATGGTACAAATTGATCTCGGCCGTGACGGTGAAGCATGGCGCTATTTCTCCGGCTACATTGAGCGCGATCAACCTGCTGAAAATGGCTCACGTCGCCTTTTTATTCGTGAAGCGGCTGCTGTGCTGGATTTTGATTTCCCTTGCTCCATGCAACACCCGACGTTGCGGGGGGTACTCGATAATCTGGGGCGACAAAGCGGTATCGTTTTTATCACTCCGGATGCGGATTATGCCAGTATACCAACTCCCTACATCACCCACAGCGGCAGCGGAGCACAACTGCTCAGCCAACTGGGGCGAGCATTCAGTATCAGCGATTACGTCTGGCACCCTATGCCGGACGGTTCTGTATTTGTGGGAAGCGCAGCTGATTCACGATTTGCCAGTATTACAATGCCGGATATTCCGCAACAGTACACACTCGGGCAAAGCGGCGGAAACAGCATCGACATCATGTTTATGGAAACTGTGCGACCGGGCGTGAACCTACCGGCCGGGCGCATTACCCGTGTAGCCCTCAACAACGAGAAAATGACCCTGACATGGGAGCGCCTTACCGCCACGGGTACCCCTGTTTCCAAATCACCATTACGCAGACAAATGGAAACACAGTTCCCGGAACTGGCCAGCGGTACGCTACATACCCGGCTGGCGCGCGTCATTGCGCCAACGGAGCCCACCACCCTGGGCGACGTGGCCGACAGTTTCCGCCCACGCTACGCCGTCGATGTGCAGTTGCTTGATGAGAACGGCAACGATAAAAGCGACACGCCCGTTTACCCGGCAGTACCGCTCCCCGTCCCCATGGCTGGCAGTGAGGCGGGATGTTTTGCCTACCCACCGGCAGGCACCATCGTGGAAATATCCAACATTGAAGGACGTCCGGACAAACCCGTTATCAGGCAAATCTTACCCGCTGGCCATAACCTGCCTGATGTAAAGCCCGGCGAACAGCTGCAGCAACAGCGCGCAGAAGTGTTTCAGCGCGTCACGACTGACGGAAGCTGGCACAGAGAAACCGATCAGCAAATCAGGGAGCATTCAGCCAGACGAACCATTAACAGCGATCAGGAAGAACGCACAACAACAACCAGAACAACAACAGTACAGGCAAACGACATAACCAGCGTTCTGGGAACCAGCAAGCTGATGACAGGCCAGACAGAACACATTACTACTGGTCATTATGCGATCGCAGCCGGTGAGCATATCCAGATGGTAGCGCAGGATTTGCTGACTAAACTCAAAGGGGCGACATCCACGATTGAGCGCGACCTTACTGAAAACGTGGGAGGCCGCAGAACATGCCGGGCGGACGGTGGTCTGGAGTTTACAGCCCCGACAGTATTTATTGGTCGCGGTGGCTCACGGGAAAAATCCGGACTTAATCTGCTGACGTTGTTGATTGATATTCTGGATCTGGTTCAGTTGCTGGCCACACACACTGCAAACCACACCCACAGCAACACCGGCGCACCAACAAACAGCAGCGAACTTGCCGCAGACGCCAAACAGGCTACGAGCCTGCGCGAAAAATACGGTGACCTTATCGCCTGATCACCGGGCATCCCCCCCATAAACGCCCATCACGCAACGCACGGCTCCGGTCGTGCGTTTTCATATCTGCCACCTGATTAATGCGTTCTGCGTGCCATTCTGGCGCTGTATGCGCACACCGCGTAAACGGTGTGACGTAAAGCGTGAGGTGACGTAAACCGCGCTACCCCCTCCAACCCGCGGGTTTTGTGTCGAAACACTTTTTCAGTTTTCTGCCGTGCAAAAATGACCGCCAGCCCGCGCAGCGACTGAGGGAAAAGCGAAGATCTGAAATTTCACGCTTTGAAATTTTTTGCAGTTTTCAGCGAGTTTTTTACGATCTCATAAATGGCAGGAGCAATGAAACCGCATGATATTAAAAGAGTTTTCATGCTTTGCGCGAGACGAAAAACGATCAAAAAGGATCGCGACAAAAAATCGTCAAACAACGAAGCCAGACGCGGCGCGGCCTGCGTAAAATTGAGAGTCAAAATTAAACTGAAAAAAGGATCAATAACGCGCCTCGATCGCACATGACGATCTACGCAGCAACAGAGCGAAAAAAACCGGCGCGAACGCCGGCGGAAGCATGTATCAAATGCGTGACTGAATAATGTATAAGGTCGGGAATTTTACATCAGAAGACCGACAAACCTCAACGGATTGAAACAAGGGAAAAAACCAGGCTAGAATTCGCGCGGGTGCCTTTCGGCTGATGGCTGGAGGGAATACCTGAAGGCCGGATGTGGAAAGGCCCCGGAAAACATTTTTGTTTAACCGAGGCCCTAACCATCTACCCTAGACAAGTGATAGGTTAGCGCCTCCCCGAAAAAGGAGCAAGCGCTATGTCGCAAAAATCGCTTACAGCCATCACGTTCTGCGTGACGGCAATCCTCATCATCTGGATGTTGCACGGTTCACTGTGTGAGATACGGATGAGTTTTTGGGGAGCGGAGTTTGCGGCGTTCTTACAGTGTAAACAGTAAGGAAACCGCGGCGGGGGAGCAATCCCCCGTCAATCGGTTGCTAAGGTAAGGTCGTAAAGGCACCCTATCTTCTAACATATGAGTGGAAAATCCTACGGGGAAAAATGTAAACCTCGTCCTTGCCCACTCATAAGAAGAAATTATCATTTCACTATTCGATTTTCAAAGAATCAATGTAGGTAAAAAGAAGATAGTTATATGACTAAATATATTTTTGCTCTTTATTTTATATTATTTGGTAATACGAAACATCTATTCGAATGCTGGAAAGTTGAAGTCATCCGTCGCGATCGATTTTTAATTCATCGCCTACTAAGAGAGAAGAGATCACGCTCAAGAAAATACATCTTCTGGTGGAGACTTGCAAATGAAATGTTTATCCATGGCGGGAAATATACAAAAAAAGCAGCGAAGAAAATCAACCGCAAATTACTCAGTGAATACAGCTGTGATCTTGGTCTAGGGCTGACCGTTGGCAAGGGTCTGACAATTATCCATCACACGGGCATCGTTGTTACCAGTACGGCAATCATTGGAGAAAATCTGACTATCAGACAAAATACAACCATTGGTCGTAGTCAATCGGATAATGAACACGATAGAATAACGATTGGCAATAACGTTGATATTGGCGCCCACTCATTCATTCTGGGCTCTGGTTTTAAAATTGGAGATAATGTCAAGATCGGGGCAATGTCATTTATCATGGATGAAATTCCTTCAAACTGTACTTATGTCACCCGGAAAGAATCAAGGATAATATCTAAGTAA